GTATGGTACTACATTTACAGTTTCTGGAGCATCCTTTACTGTGGGGGGAATCATCTATGTGGCTCACGATGGATCTATGACTCAAGACTATGCAGGAGAAGTTTTAACTAACTGTGATTGGACTGTTGTACTTGGGAAAGCTCTCACTTCAGACACTTTGCTGTTTCAGCCACATCTACCCTATTCACGGTGGGATGCTGGAACATATTCAAATCCAGTATCGGAATAGGAAGATATGAGATACGAATTCCAATGTGTTGAATGCAGCACGATTCAAGAAGTTGTCTGTCCGATGTCCAAGGCCAACTTTGACGATCGCGTGTGTCCGAAATGCGGAGGGGTTGCCAAACACAAACTTGGAGCACCAGCTGTGCTGACTGCCAATATGACACATCAGACTATTGATGTCGCAGTTGGTAGAGATGCCAATGCCAGGTGGGACGATATTCATAGAAGACAAGAACTTCGAGAGAAGGTCCGTACGGAATCCAAGACTCAAGGTGTCTCGCTTATTGGAAGAAATGAGTTTCAACCTCTGTCTGACTTAAAAAAGACGATCCGGACTGATACCAACAAGCGACTACAGACTAAAGGATACGAGAGCCTTTCTGAAGAGGATGCTCGTCTCATAAAGCGATAGTGAAATTCTCTCTTTGATTGTTGAGAAAGGATATCAAAACCAAAAAGAGAATTCCTTTGTTCTTTATAGAGACGCTAAGCAACCCGAGTCTTCAGGGAGATTTCAAATGGCATTGTTCAGCAGCTACGCTCCTCCAGGGATTTATACAGACACCAACATCGTCAGCCCAGGGTCTCCGCTTTTCGGCACGGCTCGTGTCCCGGTGCTCATCGGAGAAGGTGTTCAGTCCTTCACATACTCCGATGTCGAAATTCCTCGCGGGTCTGTGGCGGGTGGCAATGAGTCGGTAGTTGGCGAGGACATTTCATCTCAGGCCAACGGAATCACCACTGTATTCCAGCTTTCCTACTACCCGGTTGTGACTGGCGACGGAACCGACACAGTTTCCACCAATCCTTCCGACATCACGGTCACGGCCAACGGAATCCAGTGCGCAGTCGCCACTTTGAACGGCGCTCTTGGCCAGTTCACCTGCTACGAGATTCCTGCCGGCGCAGATGTGGTGGTCAACTATTCCTTCGATCGCACCGATACATTGATCACCAACGATAATCTGACCAACCAGATTCCCACCTTCGCTTCCCTGACTCTCCAGACTCTCGCCCTGTCTCTTTCGGTTCCTGGAGCGACTGGCAATGAAGTGACTTTGGCCTTCACTCTGGCTTCTTCAATGAATGGAGTTGCTGACGTTGCAGCGGTCACGGTCAATGGCAATGCAGTGAGTGTGGAACTTCGGAACAATGATCTTGGCGGCACGGTTCGCACTTTGGCCAAGGTGGCTTCGCTGCTCAACAATGTCCTGACTCTATCGGCAGGGTACATCCTGGTCACTTCTGCTTCTACCACACCAGCGGCTGCTGTCTCAGCCACTCCTTTCGCTGGTGGAACTGGCCAGAGCACCAACAAGACTTTCTCTGTATCTCACCTTCCCATCACCGACGGATCGAACGCTGGAGCCGCAACCACCACTCCTTCCGATGTGACGGTTTTAGTGAACGGCACAGCAGTGTCAGTCACGGCAGTCAATGGAGCAGCGGGACAGTTCACTTTGGCGACTGGCGTCACCACCGTCCAGACCCTGGAAGTATCCTACTACACCAACACCTACCAGAGAACTTTCGACGTTATTCCTTCCCCGAATGTCAGTTCGATCATTAAAGTGGGCCTTGGTCCTGACAGATCTGACTATATTCAGGGAATTGACTACGTCCTCAGTGGCAACACCATCTCCTGGGGAGCAGCGGTCACTACAGAACAGGGTGCAGTGATCGGCACAACCACTCCTTTCAATGGTCTCTACATCATAACGTCCTTGAAGGATGACCATGCCTATCTTCGTCAAGCCACCGGCGGAGTGAGCAACAGTGTCAACCTGAGCTTCACTCTGGCCGATGTGCCGGTCGACGGATCTGGTTTGGGTAATCCGACCAACGATCCTACCCTTATCAATGTGTATGTGGGACCGGATCCAGTCACGGCTTTCAATGCAGGAACTGTGACTGTTTCGAGCCTTCGTGGAGATTCAGCGACGGTGGTTCTCAAGAATCCTCCGGCAATCGGATCTTTCGTGTACGCTTCCTACTATCGCTCTGTGTTGAACGATCACACCCTTTCACTGACGGCCACGAATCCTGCCATCAGTGGGTACACTATCACTGATGAGAATGGTATTGTCGTTCCGACAGCACAGATCTCTACAATCATGACTGGGGGTGGTATCACTTCAGCTTCTGAAGATGACACAGTGGTTTGGCCCTATGACTTCTCCGATCTCAAGGCAGCGATTGAGGGACCGAATGAAGTTGTAACCATCACTTTTCAGAACGACAATCTATATCTCACAACTACTCCTGGAAATCAGGCGTCTGCCACTATCCAAGGTCTTACTGTCACGGCTCACAACATCGGCACTGCTCCAAACGGTGTGACCAATATCACCTTCGTGGCAGGTTCAGCAGTTGCGGACAGCCTTGCTCTCACGAAGCTGGGAGAAGCAATCTCGGTGAACATTACTACTGCTTCTTCTGGTGTTCGCACTATGGGAGACATCCTCTCTCTGTTCACTTCAACCCCAGTAGCCACAACGATTGCAGGTCCCATCACAGCTACCCTCACTTCGGGTATCGCGGGAAATGCTGCTGTAGCTGGAGGTCCGACTAACTTTGCTGGAGGTACTGCCACTGTCAATACTGGTCCTTACGCAGATCGCTTCATCGTGACTTCTTCACTTGGCAGCGGTGGATCAGCGGGTACAGGTTACCTGGGACAGACCTATGTCGATGCCATAACGGGACTGAAGTTCACCCTGGTCAATCCCACGGATTCTCTTAGTTACGGTTACACGATCCTCCAGACTGGCTATACTTGGGTTGCTCTAGACACGATTGCCATCACGGTGTCTAACACAACAACTCGCCATGCTTCACAGATTCCTACCATCGATGTTCCGGGAGTCTGGACTGAAGTCGAGCAGTTCTTCAATGTGGGCACCGGCAACACGGCCATCATCACGACCTTCAATGGATCCGGCAATGGACCTTCGGTGGGTGAGTATTACTACCTCACCTACACGGTCGCAAAGCAGGCCAGCGACTACGCTCTGCAGCTGTTCACCAGCGCGGCGGATGCTTATGCGGCATACGGACAGCCTTCTGCTATCAATCGTCTGTCCTTGGGCGTCTATCTTGCGACTCTCAATGGCGCTCAGATCTTTGGTTGCATCCAGGTTCCACAGCAGACCAATTCAAACCTGGCTGCAGATTCCGAGTACATCTCGGCTTTGCAAACTCTAACCACGAAACTGCCAGGAAGCGACTCCAAGGTCAACGTGATTGTACCTCTCAGCACTTCGCTGACGGTACAGCAGGCACTTTCTCGCCAGCTGATCACTCAGGCTCAGGTTCGTAATCGTGGAGAGGCAATCGGATTTGTAGGCTTCAATCAGTTCACCACTCCGACTCTAGCTCGCCAGTATGCTCAGTCTCTCGCCAATTCCCGCGTCGTCGCGGTGGCACCGTTCTATGCGGCGCTGCAGCTTCCCACGCAGGATGCCAACGGAGTCTTCGAAGTCATCGGTGTGACGGGCGAATTCATTGCGGCGGCTCTTGCCGGCCTGAACCTCAACACGGCAAACGACGTTGCAACCTCGCTCACCAACCAGAACCTGGTCGGATTCACTCAGCTTCTGCAACGCTACGACGATCCCACCAAGGATCTCATGGCAGGAAGCGGAATCACGGTCTTGGAAGAGAACAACGGAGCACTGTATGTTCGCGACTACCTGACCACTGATCCTTCGAACCCGATCACCAGCGAGCCGACTTCCACCACTATCGTCGACTACACTCGCCAGCAGTTCCGCCTTGGCCTCAAGCAGTTCATCGCTCGCAAGTTCACGGCTCAACTCCTGAACGACATCACGATCGTCTCCAACTCGATCTTGACGTCACTGGTTGGCAACGAAATTCTATCAGCTTTCGCAAATCTGTCGGTGATTGCAAGTCCGACCGATCCAACCGTCGCTCTGGTCACTGTGGCCATCAAGCCTATCTTCGCTCTGAAGTACATCCAGGTCACCTTCTCGGTGGCTACACAGCTGTAACCCACGGGGAGGAGCGATCCTCCCCACATTTTCTCGTCTGGTGAAGACAAATGAAATCAAAGATGATCGCGCGTCGCAAGCAAGCAGCACCTCCGGTAACTCCTGCGGCCCCGGCTCCTCCAAAGCCTGTGGCTGCTCCACCTCCGGTTCCTGGTGTTGGTGCACCTCCAGTTCCTACGGCTCCTCAGGAATACCAATCCACTGATGAAGCTCTCAAGGCTGTCAGCACTGACGTCCTGGCTTCAATGGTGAAGGCTCTCGTGGGTGGCAAGGAATTTGCGAACGACAAGGCGGCTCAGTTCCTGATCGAAACCATGACGGCTGAACTTAAAACTCGTCCGGTCCAGGTCGAGGATGGCGAACCTCGTCTCGCCTCCAACAAGAAGAAGGCTGGTTGGATTTCCGTCAACGACAAGACCATGGATCTCGAAGAAGGCGGCGATCGAGTTCCGGAAATTGCTGAAGCTCACGGAAAGCTGGAAGATCACACTGGCATCGTGAAGACCAGGGTGGTTCTCCCTGAGAAACTCGCTGCTGCTGAAATTTCTACGGCTTCTGCAGTAAAGAAGGCTGAAGGATACGTCGCCAGTCTGAAGAACACATACCTCGAATCCAAGGTTCTGAGCACTGTCAATGGAACTCGTCCAGTTCGCGAAGCGGTCGAGTCCATCTATGCTGCCTCTCTTCGGATGGCCGATGCGACAAAGACACTTGCCAAGCAGCAAGAGCAGGAAGAAGAGGAATCCGAAAAGGCCAGGAAGGCTCTTGAAACCAAGAAGTCAAGTTCGAAGTACAAGCTGGGCGGTTTGATGGTCGCGGCGGCTGAAGACGAGATCAAAGAAGACATTTGCAAGACTTGCAGAAAGCCTCAGTCTGCTTGTACCTGCGAGTAGTTTCTTCAAGTTTTCTTACTACCGGGCACCAGAGTTAGAAGCACACAGGAGATTGAATCATGGCAACGGGCGCATATCTTTACCAAGAGGGGGCAACTCCTCAAACAAGTACAGTCCTGAGCACCCGCTTCCGCATCTTTTCACATGCGGTGGGCAACGGCAAGTTCACGAAGTTGGGAGTGACGTCTTCTTTCAACATTCAGGAACAACGCAATGTCGAAGCGGTGCGTGGCTTGGGATTTGGCGATCAAGTTGCTGAGCTTGTGCCCGGAGTGACGGCCCCGATGTCAATCTCTGTGAATCGCACCGCTCTGTACCTGGCAAATCTTCAGCAGATGATGGGATACAAGGCTGGCGTTTCCGGCCTGGTCCGTTCACTGCGTCACCACAAGTGGCCCTTCGATATCAAGACCGAGATTGCCTTCTCGGAACTGGTGTCCGAGCTTGGCAGTGGTGCAGGCCCCGATTCAACGGTGGCTTCTTATTTCAACAGCGAGGGCGGTCTCAACAACTATGGCAACACCGGAATCTACGCTGTGGCCACGGTTTACGAGGGATGCTGGATGGAGTCCTACACATCCAACTACCAGGTCGAGCAGGCAGCGGTAACTGAAGATTGCCAGATTGTGGTGACGGATATCTTTGATTGCAGTGGGAGCGTGTACGGTGAGTTCATCGACGGAGGACTCAATAAAAATGACCCCACCGGCAGAAGCCTCTTGTTTTCTTTAGTTGGAAGCTAACCCAGTTTACTGACACAAGTCTGAACTTCGCAGTATTAGAGAGGTGAGCAGAACATCGTTCACCTTTTCTATTGCGAGGATTCCAATGAACGTCTTCACCGTTTATAAAACCGTCAATCTGATCAATCATCGCTATTATCAAGGAGTCCACGAAACTTCTAATCCCAACGACAGCTATCTAGGTTCCGGCATCGTTCTCACAAGAGCCGTAGCCAAGTATGGTGCCAGCAACTTCTCCAAAGAAATCTTATTCGTATACAACACAGCAGAAGAAGCCTTCTCCAAAGAGGTCGAACTTTGCGCTATTTCCAAAAATGATCCTCTTTGCTACAATCTACATCCCGGTGGCAAAGGAGGTTTCTGAACTTCTCGCTAAAAGAACAGCAACTAATGTTAGACTCTATGGAGGAGCCAGCCCCACCTGTGATTCCACCGTTAATCAAAAGCGCATTCGTACCAACAAGAAACGCTTTGGTGGCAACGCTCCAGCCTGTTCTAAGGAAATCAGGGACAAGATGAATGCTACTCGGAGGAAATCCAAACTTCTCCCCTCTTCTTAGAGGCAATATGATGTATAGTCGTCTTCTCCAGCCTAAGACTGCAGTCTTCTACGCTTCCCCTGAAGGAGAAACTGACGATCCATTCTATGGACCTATTCCCAGAGGGGTGGGCGGTGCAGATCTTGACGGTATTCCGGACTCTCCGATAAACAACAAAACTCCTGAATATGCTGAGGAGTCTCGCGGGTACAAGAACCCTCTGGCTGAGAAGGGAACTGAGAACAAGGATGAGGATGCCAACTTGGTGGAAGGAATTCCTCCCGGTTTGATTGTGGCAAAAGTAGCTTATAGAGAGAAGGGGAAGAAAGAAGAGGAAGTGCCGAAAGAGGAGATTAAGTACTCTCTAGGTTGGTGGCGAAACAGTAATGTCACCCCCACTGGGATTAGTGGGACACTAGCCCAGATTATTCAATGGTCATCTAGAGCAGATAACCAATTTGCAGGATATAACATACTGGCCTTTCCAGTTGAAGGAGGAGAAGTTCTTCAGTTTAGAGGATACCCATTTTCAAGTTTTCATAGCATAGGACAAGACATATCAACAAAAATGGGAATTCGTTTTGAAATGAACAACAAGGAACCCTATTCGGATTTTCTACTGAGTGATTTAATTCCTAAAACAGCAGGAGTGGATATCCACGAGTCTCCCACTATGCTTCCACCTCGTGATGACTTACGCAGACACATCGATGAAGACGCCTTAGACGAAGAAGAGAAGCCTGAGATGAGGCATCTGATCTCATGTTTAGTAGTTGCTGAGAAGGAAATCTGACTAAGAGACTCTCTATAGGAAGTACAATGACGAAACTGCCTTTTGGACACAAAATCTCGCAGGCTAATCCAACATGGGATGAAGTGTGCCTTGAGATGATTCTGGAGAAGTACCCGGACTGCGACCAGAAAGCAGTGGAAAACTATCTGAAATTTGTAGCGGATGGAAAACAAGTAAATGGAAAATTAGAAGGTCATCATACCTTGATGAGAGCTGATTTTCCTCAGTATATAGACACACCTGTTAACATCGTTAAGCTGACAGCACGCAGTCACTTTGTAGCTCACTACTTGTTAGCAAAGGCGGTTCCATCATCTTCCAGTATTCAAATCACTTTTTATCTCATGGCCAACATGAAAAGGGCTATGTATCTAAAATTGCAAGAAGTTTATAAGATGGCAGATGTATACGAAGCCTCTAAACTTCACATACCTTCGACAAAGGGGTTCACTCCAGTTTATAACCCAGATACTAAAGTGGTTGTACTCATGTCTAAAACAGATCCTGTAGTGGTTTCAGGACAGTTTAGACATCACACAACAGGAACTACTTCAGTGAGAGACAAGCAGAGGAACTGTTTTCGTGTTCCCAAAGACGACTCTAGGATAATTTCCGGAGAATTACAACCAATCAACAAAGGAAGAAAAGTTCGTATGAATACAGTAACGGGAGAAACTGCTTCTGTGATTGCTGGAGATGTCAGGCTAGAAGATCCCAACTGGGTTCATCCCTCTACAGGAAAAGTAGCTGTAGTTGATTCAGAAGGAAATACTTTTTCTGTCTCAAAAAATGATTCTCGTTTTCTTTCAGGTGAATTACGTGGTGTAATGTCAGCTGCCTCTGAGGATACTAGAAAAAGAATCGGAAATGCTCAGTTAGGTAGACATCCTTCTCTGGAATTGAGAAAATTGTGGAGTAAGCGACGTAAAGGACGGGTTGTTTCACAGAAGACAAGAGACAAAATCAGTGCCTCTCATTTTCTTATGCATCAGAAAAGGAGAGAAAATGTCATTTAAGAAGCAGGCTCAGGCAGTACTAGCCAGCCCACTTGTCAGTCTTAATGATTGGCATAAGATGTATGGAAATAACGCTTTTGGAGTTAAGACTGCCTCATTGAAGAAAGTTGCGGAGTCATCTCAGTACCTTCTATCTCATTGCACAATTATGGCATCAGTAATGGTAGAGGCAGAACCTTATGACTACCTAATTAAGCCTGAGACGAGCCATTTGGCTAATAATAATCAGGACGCCTGGAGTAATGAAGTACTCAAAATGAGTCACAAATCTTTCATTGGTGCATTCAATTTTCTTGAACACTTCCAAAATTCTAAGCATGCCAAGGGACATATTCTAGACGCTGTCCTTCGTAAAGTATCGATTGCTTCTCCGGATATTTGGGTCTACTTTTGTGATATTTTGGTAGCAACAGATATGAAACATGAATCACTTGTAGGAGATATCCGTTCGGGTAAAACTAAGTATATGTCGATGGGTTGCGTCGCAGATGAAGTTACATGCTCCTTTTGTGGAACTAGAGTCACTGATGCCAACACCTATTGTCAGCATCTCAATTTTCAGAAAGGCATGTTCATGCCTGATGACGACGGTGTTCCTCGGATCATAGTGGAATTGTGCGGACGGCCTTCGCTTCCAGGTGGTGGAGTTCATTTTATCGAGGCTTCATGGGTTGAGACCCCTGCCTTTCCTGGAGCGGAACTTCGTGGGATTATATCTGACGAGAACGGGAACGATACCTGGACAGGACCTAAGACTAAGTTTACATATAGTACCACCGCTGGAATTAAGAAAGCTGCCTCTAGTCCAAGAGAAGAGTTGTCCAGAGCTTCCATTGCCGATTTTAGACGGAGGTTTGGTTCATGAAGATTACCTGTTGGTATAAGAAACGACTTCAAAACACCCTAGTAGTGAGTGGTTCACTGGAGACTGCGCAATGCGTAAACTTTCTCAACTGAAACAGGCTCTCTTGAAGAAGGAAGCTGATCTTGACATGCTTGACGACCAGATCATGTCTCTGCCGACTTCTTCAGTCAAGTTTGACTCCCTTGCCCAGAAGCGTGAGGACATGGAAACCGATATCCGTCAGCTTCGAGAGGGCATCGAGGTTCTCAATGCTTGGGACACTCTCAAGGGCGGCGATTGGTCAGATGAGATGAAACAGTCTCTCGGCGAAATCGATCCGTTGGTCGTGGAAATGGCGACCGGCGAGGCTGATGAAGGAATGGGCATGGATGATTTGGGTATGGGTGCTCCTCCCATGACCGACTTCGCACCTGAAGCTCCTCTGCCTCCTCCTGCACCAGCTGTTGAACCTCCTCCCCTGGAAGAGCCTGTAGCACCTCCGCCTGTTGAAGAAAACACCATGGATGAAATTCCTTCCGGTGATGAACTTGCCGGCGAAGAGCCACCGGCGGAAGAGCCACCTGTCGAGGAAGAACCTCCTGCTGAAGAGGCACCGATTACGGCATCAAGCAAGAAATCCAACTTCCCGACTCCAAGTAAGAAAGGCACTCCGGTGCCTACCGCTCAGAAGAAAGGCAACACAACCATGGCGACTGCGACCGAAACCACGAAGTCTTCTTCTCTTAAGGATAGAATCGCTGCTATCAAATCAAAGAGAGCAGAAGCGATCAATAAGGAAGCACAGACTAGAGTCGCTTCCGCTTGGACTGTTGCTAAGACTCTTTTGCCCACAGCCCCTGCAACCATTCAACAGAAGCTAGCAGAATCTCTTCTGGCGAATACCACCAAGGCTCTCAAGGCCATCTGCCGGCAGACAGCGAGAAATGCTGCTTTCCAGAAGACCTGCGAGGCGATCGCGTCGGTCACCAAGACCACGATGAATGACCTCATGGAGAACCCAAGCATTCTTGCCAGTGAAGAGAGTGCTGTGAAGTCTGAATTGAAGGGTGATCCCAAGAGTGCCACCACGAAGAAGGCTGACGACCGCAAGGACGCTGGCCCGGTGCCTCCTGCTTATCCCGAACCCATCCGCAAGGAACCTGCTGAGATCGATGCCGGCAAGGCTGGCGATCGTGAAAAGGACACCGTCGACAAGACCATGAGCGACCAGAAGGTCACGCCCAAGGAAGCAGCCAAGACCAAGAAGGCCTGCTCTGCCTGTGGCAAGGATCACCTGGAAGGCGAATGCTCGATGGCACCAACAGCGTCCAAGAAGACCAAGAAGGCCGGTCCTGAGGACATGGCTCCCCCGGCTGCAGGCCCCACGGCTCCTCCAGTTGAAGAAGGCGGCGACATGCCTCTACCTCCTCTGCCGGAAGAGGGTGAAGGCGAAGAGAAGCCTGAAGGTGAGTCCGAGGAAGTGGTTGGCGATGAAGAGAAGCTCGAAGTTGTTGAGCAGATCGACGAAGTCATCCAGGACATCGAACAGATCAAGGATGACATCGAGGAGAATTCCGAAGAGCTCAACCTTGAAAGCATCTTCGACAACGACAAGCTCGAGGACAAGGAAGCATCTCTCGCCAACAATGGCAACGTCACTGCCGGCGAAGACGACAATGACTTCCTGCCCAGTTCAGCCCAGAACATGGAAGCCAGCATGGAAGAGTCTCCCATCGGCGACATGTTCGACCTGACTGCCTCTGATGCTGACCCGATGGCTCGTCTCTTGGGCAGCACCAAGTATGCCGAAGTGGACGCGTCTCTGTCCAAGGTCGTGAAGCCTGGGGATATCGCTCAGACCTTCAAGACTGATGCCGTTGGCAAGGATCCTCGTGACAACGAAACCGATCACGAAGATTCTCTGCTGACTGACATCCTCAAGAGTCTCGACCAGGACGACTACGACACTACTCGTGATCAGACTTCGCACCAGGAAGAGCCCACCGAGGCCAACACCAAGGTCGGCACCAAGAAGTCCATCACCAAACTGAAGACTGTGGTTGCGGCGGCTCCTGCGGCAGAATCCAATCTGGCGTCTCTGCTGTTCAGCGACGACGACATGTAAACCCAGTAAGACCAGTTACATCACAGGGTCGGCTCAGATTAACCTCTGAGCCGATTCTTTTGACAAGTTCCTCTGTGTCGATTGAATTCGCCTAGTCCTACAATTATCTCCTGACAACCAGAACAATTGAATCTCATCTTGGAACGATCCACAGCTTCCTCGGCTGGGGTGGGTTTGTGTTTGAACAGGGAACCCGTGGAGAGGAAGGAGATGAGAGAAGACTTGGTGGTTCCAGAAACGGATCCGCAGAACCAGGTTTTGTCATTAGTAGAGTTGTAGGTTACTTCAATCACACGAGAATCAACTGAATGTATGTACTTGTAGTAAGCACCTATATGAGAGGAAATTATCCATTCTTGATTCTGTAGAATTTCGTGGTATGGGTTTATTGCAGGTTTGGTGGCCAAGCAGGCTTTGCGATGACCTGCAAATACAGATTTACGAATTTGCTCGAATTCTCGGTTACAGTTGTCACAGGTATAGTTTCGCTCAATCCGATTATCATACAGATTTATTCTACGCTGAATTTCGGCTTGTTGGGCCCGTTGTCTAGGACTCCAAAACTTGGCAAGAACAGTTAGATTCGTTTCCTTGGCTTTCTGGTATGCTTCTGATATTTTTTCAACTTCGCTTTCTGAAATCATCAGATCTTTGCTTGCTTGCCATCTATTTTCATACTCAGCAAACATGAAGCAAAAGGACTGAACGATTGACCTTACTCCTGGGAAAGCTCTGAATAGAAAGTAGTGTGCCCATACATGGTCTTTAGGAGTAAACACTCGCTTATTCCATGGATTTTTCTTGAATACAGAATATTCTTTGAATGGATATCGAGGAAGAATATGGTGTCTCTCTACTACCAATTCAGTTGAATCCTCATGAGAAAATACCCAGTCTAAGTATTTATCTAGGTACTCTTCTGATCCTATATTGTTCACCAGCTTGTTCAAAAATGCTTGTTTTATTTCACACCTGTTCATATCTATATGATACTACTACTCGGTCAAAACTATGGTTAGGATAAAAATCGTTCTAGATAGAGAATTCATCCCCCTTCTTTGTAGGGGTACAGGTGATCTATAGACTTTGTCCTTGCTAGACTGGTCTGGTGATTCTGTAAAATCAAGCTCCTACAGGAAGCAAGGAATCCAATGTTGAAACTGGATTGACTGCTCGTGAGCGAATAGTCCAGGATAAATCCTCTCTTATTGACTTGGAAGCTGAGATGGCCAACAGGGGGCAAGCGGATCAGTAAATGATCTTGGCAGCCTGAGAGACTAAGCGAGAGGACGTCAGAAAATAAAGAATGACGATGCGATAGTCCGCTCTCATGGGAATCAGCAAAGAACCATGAGTGATAAGTCAGAACAGAAATGGCTTATCTTTCAGTAACAGGATAAGACGTAAGTTACTGAAATCACAAAAGATACTACGGTCAGAACGATGGAACCACGGTTCCAAACGTCACCCTCACAGGTGACCCCGGTACTGACCAGCTCACGTTGACCAATGCAGGTTACTTGGGCGGAAAGATCATGGCGGTCGTAGGCACTTACTCCGACGGCTCTGCTCTTATCGCTCCCTGCGATGGCAACACCATGTCGCCCTATGGGACACTCATCAATGGCCCCGGTGAATTTGCCGGCGCTATCGGTCCCTCTGGCTCCAAGAAGGCCCCTGTCGTCCGCTCCATGTGGAAGGGTTCGGTCGACAATCAGGCTTATGACACAACCAAGCAGTACGTGGTCGGCACTCCGCTGTACGCGGGTACTGGCGGCGCGGCTGGACTCTACACCAATGCAACACCTGGTGGAGTTGCCAAGATCGTTGGACTTGTCACAGCAGTCCCAACTCAGCAGAACTCTTTCCTGCTGGGCGTCGGATCACTGATCTAACCCAACGCTGCTCTTAAAGAGAGAAATCGGAGAAATTCAAATGGCTACTCTTTCGAGAACTCAGCAGCAGACAGCGCAGTTGGGTCAGTTGCTGAAAACCGCAGGCGGACGTCAGAAGCTCGCAGCTTCTCTCGGACCCTCCCTGAGACGCCGCCGTGACTATATGTCGATTGCCCGCAAGGCACTCATGGTGGAAACCCTTCCGGATGGCGCACTTCCCATCTACGACAAGGAATTTGACGCGACTGGTAAGTCGTTCGTCGAGGCCTTTGTGGTTGGTGAAGAAGGCGGCGACATTGTCCGGGTAACCAAGCCCATTCGTGTGACGGTTCCGACGTTCGAAATCGTTGCCAATCCCATGATCCCGATCACCCAGATCAAGGAACGTCGCTTCGACCTCGTTGCCCGTTCTCTCAATCTGGCCAAGGCAGAAGTGGGCGCGACTGAGGACGGCTATGTGTTTGGCCTGTTCGACGCCGTCGCAACCGCAGCCACAGCGGCGACCCTCGTTGCCGGCACTGGCTCGACGGACTACGTTTTCAACGAAGACCTCAACATCTTCGTGGCGACGTCCGGCATCACCACTCCTCCCGTTGCTTGGGTCAGCGGCGGACCCTTTGCTGTTGGTGCTTACACGACGGGTTCCGATGGAAACCTCTATGTTTGCATCAAGGCAGCAACCACACAGAACCCGGTAGTGGGCGGCGGCGGTTATGCAGCTGGCTACTGGCTGTTTGTCGGCACCGACACCTTCGCTGTCAAGGGAATTGACGTGGATTCGATGGCTGATGCATTTGGCCAGGTTCAGCGCCATGACCTTTCGGTGGCCTATGTGTTCTTCAACCCGCGCGACTATGTCGACCTGTTGAAGTGGACCGATGCGAACATCGACCGTGAGACGCAGCGCAAGCTGTTGAAGACGGGCGTGATGGGATACCTCTGGGGCGCCACTCTGCTCCAGTCTCGTAAGATCAACTATGGTGAAGTGTACGTTCTGGCCGATGCCGAGTTCTTGGGCGTCATCCCCGAGCGTATTCCGCTCACGGTCATGTCAGCCGACCGTCCGGACCTCCGCCAGATCGGCTTCAGCATCTTCGAGAATTTGGGCTTCCTTGTTTTCAACCCGAGCGGAGTCCAGCGCATCAACGTAGTACGTGGCACCGGCAACGTTTAACCATCACCTAACCATCTAGAGCCTCTCTTAATCGGGAGGCTCTAGCTGTCTTCAGAACAATAATTTCCCCTAATTGGCAAAACCTATAGTATCATGAATTCATGAACAGCGTTATCAAACAAAGCCTCACTTCCATTCCTCACGATCCTGTCTGGGTCGACACCTACCTAGAATTCATTACCAACACTCCTACTCCCACAGAATCCTTCGACAAGCACCACATCCTGATGGAGAGCATCTTCCCTGACTTCCGCAGTCTCACCAAATTCCCCTGGAACATCAAGCGGCTTTCTTATGCTGATCATCTCATCGCTCACTATCTACTTCGCAAGGCCATTCCTTGTGGAGCAACCAACGGAGCATTCCGCCTCATGGTGGGCCTCAGATTCGGCGAGCTACGTGCCAGCGGTTACGATCTTGAACTTCTTTCCGACATCGCAGCAGAATTTGAACTCATCCGTCGCATGAACGATTTTTCCATCAAGGGTTACATCAGAATCTATCGCGAAGACGACGTCACTGTCTGCAAACCTAGCCAACTCTCTAACTATGAAGCTGAAGGTTGGAGCTTAGTCTACCCCGAACAACAGTGGATTTACAAAGATGACGAAGAACGTCGTGTTCTGAAAACTGATCTTCCTCCTCTCCTCCTCGATGGTTGGGAATGCGGAAGATGCTATCGTGCTACTGATTCCACTAAACAGAAACTTTCCGATTGGAGTTTAGCCAAGCATAAACAAAGAACTGCAGAACCTAATGGTTATTCCTTCATACCTAAAGGAGATCAGCACCATCGTAGAGTCCTAGGCATTTCGGAAGAAACCAAGCAAAAGATCCGTGAAACTCTCATGGGGCGTACTCTAGCACCAGAGCATGCCGATAAGGTTCGTGTTGCTACAATTGGCAAATCCTGGACCTGGTCCTTGGAATCCAGAGCAGCCAAGTCCCAATCCATGACAGGAGAGGGCAACAATCGCTTTGGCAAGCCTGGTTACTGGAAAGACAAGACCAGACCTCAGTCAACTCGTGACAAAATGTCCGCTTCTCAATCCGCTCGCACTGATAATGCCTTCTGGAAAGGTAAGGTCGGTCCACACAAAGACCATCTTCAATCTCAGAAATCTCGTGACCAGATAGCTCTCAAACTCACAGGTAGAATAGCTTCTGAAGAAACTCGTCGTAAGATGCGTGAGGCCCACGCTCTAAGAAAGAAACTATCAAATCCAGTAAAGTGAGCAGTATTACTATCTCGAGGAGCACAAAATCAATGGCTCAGAAATCCTACTTGGCAAAGAGACAGATCTACTTTTCAATTGGAGCAACTTATGTTCGCCCTGGTGACATCCTAACCTACGAAGAGAGTGTGTCAAGAATGACCATCTTCCGTGGTGGAGTCCTGGTCGGCTCAGTTCGTCAGACAGCGACCGGAATCAAGAGTCTCCTAGCACAGAAAGTTCCTCTGATCGAAGAGATCAGGCCAACTCCGGTTGCTCCGGTTGTGGTGAAGGAAGAGCCCAAGGTTGATCCCGCTGTGCCAGAAAGATACATTGGCCACGAGGCAGAGTACTTGGCGGACACACAACGGGCACAGACCATGGACCCAGTGGTTGTTCCTGTTCCTGTAGAGAAGCCGATTGTCCTGGCTGATCTGACCAAGGCCAAGATTGCGGCTCATGCCAAGACCTTTGGTCTGGAAATTGATCCGGAGGCTTACACTAAGATTGATCTGATTGCTCGTGTGGAAAAGCACAAGGAGTCACTCAACAATCTGCCGACTATCGCCGATGATACGAGCCAAACCGACTCTTGAGTTCTTAAGAGAGGGCATTGTGCTCGATGGCAACTGTTGACACCAACCTTGATTCCGCCATATTCACTGGCAACTCTCAGTTTGTTTTCAGTGGATCCAATCTGTATGTGGTAGGAAACACCACAACGACTGGAAGTCTGGATGTATTCCTTTCAACAGATTACGGATACACCTTTACAAACGTCGGTTCTGTGACCGTTGCTGGAGATACAACCAAGGGATTTGATCCTGCTGTGTGCCTTGACTCCGGCGGGATTCTTCGCATCGTTGGAACTATCTATGGCTCAGGTGGTTCTACCTCCCTAGGGATCTACTTCTTCAACATCAGCACATACACGTTTGCCAGCAACTCTCCATTCATAATTGTAGCGGGATCTCAGATTGGCCGCGACTACGATGTCGCGATGCTGCCTGACTTGACGGTGATGGTCGTGTCCTCCTTGCTGAATCAGGGAGGTTTCTACGGAGAGACTGTGATGGCCTATTTCCTAAGTGCCAGCACTTCTTCTCCTGCAGTTTTGAGTTCGCATGAACTCACTTCAAGCCCATTCAGATCTGGAAACACTTTCGGAACTGTCTCGACTTTGGCAAATGCAACTGGAGTGGAAGTCTATCTAGGATCTCACAACAAGGTCTTCACCTTCACTCCGTTCCCAGCATCCATCACTCTTTACAAATACACCCAGAGCACCACAACCTGGGCAACCAGCACCTTGACTACCATAATGTGTCAGTACATCGATGATAGAATGACCATCATTAGCGATGGCACAAAGCGGTATCTGAGTCAGTGTTTCTTCACTCAGACCAGGTATAGTCTTGTTGGAAATGCTCTGCTGGGATACAGCGCGGATTCAGGAGCCACTTGGTCGTGGGAATCCTATCTTGGAACAGGACTGCAATCGATCACTGATCCTGTGATCAGTGTCGCGCCTGAAGGATTGCGTTTTTCTTATGTGGAGAAGAACTTCACTTCCACCAACACTGGCAATGTGATGAACGGAACGCTCCGTGTCAAGCTCCTGGGTGTCGCTCCTTGGTCCATCACGATTGATCCGACTTTCTACAATGTCATCACCACTTCACGTCTGAGAGGAACCAAGGACAAACTTCTTGCAGGAATGCTCTATGCCCTGATGGGAGAAACCACCTCTGGAGATGGTCAATTCTACACAGGATACAGTGTTCCACCAGTAGCTGCCATCGCTCCTTCCACGATTTCTCTTCCAAGAGGAAGCACTCTGGTTTTGGACGCATCTGCGAGCTATGATCTAAACGGAAGCCCTCTACGTTTCACCTGGTCCACCGACAACGCGGTTGTACATGTAACCCCGATTCCTGACATTACTGGAGCAGCGAACACAGCCGCCATCTTCACTCCAACGAATACAGCTGCTCCTCTTCAAACAGCCCATGTGAGCGTGGTTGTAGAAGATCTCGATTTGAATGGCAATCCTATCCATCCCTGGGATCCAGTTCATTACACACCTGCAAGTGAATTGGCAACATGTACGGTCACGATTCCTCTTCTTCTGGCCCCGGTTATCGGATATCTGTCACCGTTCAATGTCTCCAGAGGAACAATTGTAAGGATCGCTCCAACAATCACTGACGATGCTGTTGGAGTGACTCTCAGCTATGCTTGGACTCAGGTGTCTGGCACCACGATTGCTCTGACTGACACAGATTTTCCATTCCTGAATGTTTTAACTCAGGCTCTGCTAACAGGTGAAAGCCTGGTGTTCTCTCTATCCGTAAGTGATGGAATCAATCTTCCAGTTTTCAGAAATTTCGCCATCAATGTCGCTGCTCATGCTTTCGCTGAGCCAGATACTTTCATCAGCAGAGGAGTCTGGAGCGGCAACATCGCCCAGCGTAACACAGCTGGTTCCTATCTCTCTGATGAGAGTTGCCTTGCATCTTCTCTGAACAATTACAAGAAGTACACCATGATTGATGGCACTGAAAGAACTCTGGTTGTCACGCCAACAGACATCATGGTGTTTAACTACAGCGGTGCCACTGACACCACTCCACAGCAGGTGATTCTTCGCAGATTCTTCCCTCCTGGATTTCTGACAGTAGTTGACGGTGTTCAAACTGAAGACGACTACACGATCATGTTGGCAAGTGACGGGAATCTCTACAAGTACACCACAGCCCCGGCCATCAACACCGACAACTATGATTCCATAATCTACTTGCCCTCTTTGACCTCCATGACCTTTAACAAGTTGCTGTGCACCTACAATTTCAACAACACTCGAGTTCTGGCACTCAGTGGACCGCAAGGATGCTACCTGCTCCAGATTGACAATGCCTATTTTACCACGACCATTGGCATGGCAATTTCTCCTTCATCCAAGCTCCTGTTTGGAGGATCGAATGTAGCCTGGATTCGCACCAACAACGTAGAGTCAACCATTCAGGGGAAGGTTCTGCTTGGAACTGTCCAAAATGGCAACACCTACGAAACTCTGATCGATTTGAGCAAGAGAATTATCCTTGGAACATGGGAATCGGCCAATTTGAGCAACGCAATCGTAGACTCAGGGGAAATTCTTTTCAATGCAGAGTCGAGCTACATGGGATTCCCATCTCCTCCAGTTCTGGTTTCTGCGTTGGTTGGAACCATTTCGCATTTTATCGCTCCTGTGTGGATCACTTGGACACAGAATCGCCCAGACCTGATTTCACTGTACAACCTCTTTACCTCGAATGATGGAGGAACTTCTTGGAGTGAAGCTCTCACAGTGACCAACGGCAACCAGTTGTCTGCTATTCTCCCAATGACTCAGGGTTACACCTACCAGCTTCGAATGCGAGCAATTAACACTGATGGAGTGAGTGGATGGTCAAATGTACTGTCCGTGTCCATCTAGAGTATTAGAGGCCCATGGGATTGCTAAACAAGAGCGAGCTTCTCAAAACCCTGCGCGCAATTATGGGTTTCGATGTGAATGCTTCGCCCTTCGCGGCCTTGGAACTGAAATCCGATGAACCCTGTTTCTATCGCAGTAGCCACACCGGCTTCATTCAATCCAAGAACTACGGATCTGGAAATCACACCCACATACTTCTTTCTCACCTGAGAGACTCTCTGCAGGTTCTCAAGGATGAAGCTGTTGAGCTTTCCTTGGACGGATCTGGGGTGTTGAAACTCTCAAGCACAGACAACGTCTATGAATCTGAGATTCGGGTTCATACAGTTCGTCCTGAACAGGCTGGACTGAAGACTCACAACATTGGCGACATCGTTCACCGGCTTCCTGCTCACGTATTCCAGGACTTCGATGCCAGACCGTTCATCTGTGCTGCCCAGCCAACTCTGATTGACGGAAGAATCATGATGCCTACTCAATCAGGAATTGTCGTATGGCAGGGTCCACAAGATCTCATTCCTCTCTCGCTGTATCCAAGAGAGACCATGCTCAAGTTCATTTCGAGCTCTCAAAATTTGGAGAAGGTTGTGGTCTCTTCCAAGGGATACTGGGGTGCGGTGGCTGGAGGTCTGATCTCGTTTATTTCTGGACACACTACCGGAGACACTCTATACAAGAGCTACAACGTCGCTGGGAAGCCTTTGGACACCTTGCCGGCTGAACGTCTGATTGTGTCGCTCGAAGCGGCGGCTGGTATGTGTGGAGACAACAAGATCGAGATCGACCCGTTGCTGGGTGTTGTAACCCGAGACACCACTGGGAACCAAAGCAGATTTGCCTTCGGTAGCCATCAGGGTTGGAGCAAGTTCGCGATCACTGGAAGAACGGCCAAGGTCATTGCTGATGCCTTGCGTCAGTCATCGGACACAGACACTGCACTGGTCTATGTTCCTACCAATCAGTCTATGCGACTGGTTCGAGGTAATTGGCAAGTGAACTTCCGAACCTTCTGAATGACAGTATTATCAATCACATGGACACTGTCTTGCTTACTCGTCTGGCCACTATAAGAGGTCGGCACAGTCATCTTGGAACTCAGATTCTCTTCGAGGACAGGAACATTGCTCGACTCCATGGGAAGATTGAGCAACTTGAGAAGGACAAGATCGAACTGGTCAAGGTTCAGACTCTCATTGACCGAGCCATAACGACAATCAGCGCAAATGGGATCGGGAAGATCGAGCAGGTTGTGACTGCTGGACTTCATCAAGTCTTCGGAAACAGAGGGAATCTGCGTTTCGTAGTTGAGAAGAAAGAGGGCAAACGCGGCAACATCTACAAGCTCAAGGTCCAGAAGACTCGCAAAGACGGTCTCGTGATCCAAGGCGATGTCCTCAAGTCCTTCGGCGGCGGCCTGGCAAACGTCATCAGCTTTCTTCTCCGAGTCATGATGATCAAGAAGTTCCGCTTAACCCCATTTATAGTTCTGGATGAAAGTTTCTCAAACGTCAGTGCAAACTACTTGCCACAGGTGAGTGCTATGCTAAAATCTCTCACGTCAAAACATGGATTTACAGTACTGCTTGTTACTCATCAGGCAAGAGTAGCTGAAGAGGCAGATGCTATTTACCAAGCAGTTCCCAGTGATGACGAGAATGGTTCACCTCAACTTGTGAAGACAGAATTTTCGGAGGATCTTTTTGCTAATTTACCTTCTTCAGAATCTAGCCAACAAGAAATGCTACGTGGGTCAATGGAGGGGGAATAATCTTCGTCACAGATGGAGTATGCATCTGCGAGATGCCTTCAAGTACAAAATAGATACACGGTTGGCTCGTGCAATCAGAAAATACGGTGAAGAATCCTTCACTCTCGAGATTCTCTCTTCTGCTTCATCTCCAGAAGAACTCAATAAGTTAGAAACCTTGTGGATTGTGGTTCTGAATAGCATCAATCCAGAATTTGGGTATAACATGACTTTTGGAGGAGATTCGAGAACTCCTGATGAAGAAACTCGAAGGAAAATTGGTGATAGCAATCGAGGACAAAAACGAGGTCCGGAAGCTCTGGCTAATCTATCCAGATGCAAGCAAGGTTCAAAACACCCTATGTTTGGAAAACATCATTCCCTGATTACTAGGAATCAGATGGCAAAATCTCACTCTGGAGTGCCTAAAGGAACTCCCAGTGAAGAGACAAAAGCAAGTATCAGTAGATCGTGCCAGGGAAGAATTCCTTGGAATAAGGGGAAGAGCGATGCTCGATACAACGCTACTCCGAAGGCTGAAGCCGAAGCCATTGGAAGAGATAATTTCGAGGCTGAATGAGTTAGTTCATCGCCATTGCAGGAAATACCTCAAGAGAAATCTCAAACCTTGCCCTT